CAACATCGATGCAGATACTCCAGACGTAGGTCTAGGGACAGTGATCGCAACGGGTGTTGTGGCGGTGTTAGGCGGTACAGGGACATTCGAGAACATCATCACAGGCCAGACAGCGGCAGACTCAAACGGCACGGCAACTGTTTTGACAGCTATTCCAACAGCGGCGGTACCTTTCGTTATTGAATCAGGTGATGCTCATACACTACACTTTAATGCAGCAGATGGATGGGCGGCGTCAGGAGACCTGGCGGCAACTATCACTGGCACCGTAGTCATTGAGTGGGATTTTGTAGCTTAAAACAAACGCGAAGAACCTTAGAGGAATCGCATCATGACAGCAAGAAAGACCATAGATATCCTAGGCGACTTCGACGTCAGCTTATATGACAACGCAAAGCCTGCCAGTAAGGAGGTTGACGGGGTTTTATACGTGAGTCCTAACTTTGGGCCTACCCCTACAATCACCGTTAAATCCGTTCTTGTAGAGGTGGTTGATGCCTCGTAAACTCACAGCAAAGCAGGAGGCATACAAGAACAACCGTATTGCTGGCATGGGTGTAAGCGAGTCATATCGTGCATCGTACAAAGCTGACGGGATGAGCGACAAAGCAGTAAGCAAAGAAGCAACGAAGCTAGAGAAAGACCCTAGAATAGCCCCTGCAATTAAAGAAAAGTGCAAAGAGGCAACAAGCAGCGCTGTAATGACCCGTCAGGAGGCGCTAGAGAAGCTTTCTCTGTCTGCTAGGGTGACTATCACAGATGTGGCTGACTTCAAGCTGACGCAGGTCGGAGAGGACGACAGCAACGCCCCTGTCTATCAAACCGTCTGGGTAATCAAGAACAGCGAAGATATCGCCCCAGAGGTTGCCGCGTGCATTAAGTCGATCACCATCACCAAGACCGGCCCTAAGCTTGAATTGCATGACCAGAACGCAGCTATAAAGCAATTATCAGACATGGAAGGCTGGAACGCTCCGAAAAAGACAGACACAAATTTATCTATCGACCTATCCAACAAGACACAAGAAGAGTTAGAGGCAATCATTGCAGCGGGCTAGCCTGGAGTTAAAAGCAGCGGCCATACTTGAGTCGAAGAGGCGCAAGGCATTGGCAGCGAGTAAAGACAAGACCGTGTATGGGATTGTATGCCCTGATCGCGGTCTTTTGCGTTGTTGGCAGGAGCAGAACGGGGCTTATGTTGAGGTAGACAAGGAGCCGACCTTATCAGTACCGGCCAAGCTTGAGCGTGCAATCATTATTCCTAAGCCTATCAAGGTGATTGATGGTGGACGTGGTAGCGGCAAGTCTGAAAACGTATCAGCAATACTGACCGCCAGGGTTAAGGATTACGGGAGAAAGCTTGGTTGCTTCCGAGAGTTCCAGAATAGTATCAGTGACTCGGTTCATTCGATCATATCCAAGAAGATACGCAGCTTAGGGCTACACGGCTTTGACATACAGGAGTCCAAGATAAGCCACGAGAACGGCGGGGCAGTTAAATACAGAGGACTGGCGCGGAATCCTGAAGGCGTAAAGTCTATGGATGGGTTCACCGATTTCTGGATTGAAGAAGCGCAGACCATCAGCGCAAGGTCATTAGAGTTGATCGAGCCAACGTTGCGAGAGAATGACAGCGAGATATGGTACACGCTCAACAGGGGATCGTCTGCGGATCCAATCAGCCAAGAGCACCTAAATCCCTATAAGAAAGAGCTTGATCGGTACGGATCTTACGAAGACGACAATATAATGATCATCATTATTAACTATGATGATAATCCCTGGTTCCCTGACAACCTGGAGAACAAGCGGCAGAAGAACAAGCAGATATGGTCCACAGCTAAATATGATCACGTTTGGAATGGCGCGTTTAATGATGAGGTAGAAGACTCGATCATTAAAGCAGAGTGGTTCGACGCTTGTGTCAACGCTCACAAAATAAACAGATTGGGGCGCATGTTTAAACCGTTAGGGGCAAAGATAGCGGCACACGATCCATCAGACACAGGCAATGATGACAAGGGCTATGCATTACGGCATGGCTCGGTTATTAAACGTGTGTGTGTTATGTCCACAGGTGAAGTGGATGATGGTTGTGATTGGGCGACAGGCCAGGCGATAAAGGACAGCGCTGATTGGTTCGTATGGGATGGTGACGGCATGGGAACAGGCCTAAAGAGACAGGTATCCACAGCGTTCGCAGGAACAAACACTAAATACCACATGTTCAGGGGTTCTCTATCCGGGAAGGGACAGGACAATGCCGATAAAATATACATGCCTGAAGACGGAGATTCAGACACTAAACCTAAAACCTATGCTGAGACATTCAAGAACAACCGGGCGCAGTATTACATTGAGTTATCCAGGCGCTGCCATAACACCTACCGATGCGTAGTAAAGGGCGATTACGTTGACCCTGACGATATGATTAGTTTTGACTCTGAAGGAATAGAGGATATTCAAGGATTACGGTCTGAGATATGTAGAATCCCCAGAAAGCCAAATCCAAATGGTCTAGAACAGATAATGAATAAGCAGGAAATGAAGCTAAATGGCATAGAATCGCCCAATATGTCGGATAGTGTTATGATGTGTTTGTTTATACCAGTCACAAAGCACGCATTCGAACCGTTGGATTACCCTGAAATGAGCATCGTATAATGGCAAATATGAAAGACGCGGACCTGTTGCAGATCATAGAGACAGCCGTCCAAGACACTACAGCGTTTGATGCCACGTTTATGCGTGAGAACGAGGAACTATTAGATAGATACCTTGGTAATCCCTATGGTGACGAGGAGAGGGAGAAATCCAAGGTTATCTCTAATGACGTAATGGACGTTGTAGAAGCAGACATGCCAGCACTAGTACGCATATTCCTTGGTTCTGGTGAGATTCTGAAGTTCAAGCCAAATAAGAAGCGAGATCCTCAAGACGTTAAAGAAGCAGAAGATAAGACGAAATATGTTAACTGGCAGATCAGAGATCAAGACTGGTCATTCCCTGTTATCTCTGGATGGCTGAAAGACTCATCAATCCAAAAGATGGGAGTGGTTAAATACTTTTCCGAAGAAACAACAGAGATTGAAGAGCATCGTAAGACCGGCTTGGATACTTTGGAAATGACGCTATTTGAACAGAGTCTCCAAGGTGAGGATGTTGAAACAATCGATGTAACAGAGCGAACAGAAGAAGCCGAGGATGGTACGTTCGATATCACTCTCAGGGTGAAGAAAACCCGTAAAGCTGTAAAGATTATCAATATTCCGACAGAACGGTTTATGATGACCCGAAATGCAAAGAATAAGAATGATGCTGCAGTAGTTGGTGATCTTGAACTGACTACGCGAGGAGAGTTGTTATCAAGGGGATTCCCTCGGAAATTGATTAGCAGGATACCAGAGGCCGGCAACAGAGCAGAGACTGAAGGAGGTACAAGCGGCAACTCAACCAGTGCAACCTCCCGATTGGATGACATCAGGGACGCAGATGAAGGCGGAACGGATAACGCACTAACCTTCTCAGATTGGGCATTGGAAGAAGTGGAGCTTGAAGACCTGTATCTGATGGTTGATTTCGATCAAGACGGGATAGCGGAGCGCCGGCATATTCTGAGAAGCGGGGATATTATCCTAGAGAACGAGGTATTCAACCACGTACCTTATGCAATTCAATCAACCGTTCTTATGCCGCATAAAGCTATTGGCCGAAGCAGAGCAGAGATAACAGTTCCGACTGCACGGGTTAAGACATCTGTACTGAGAGGCATTCAGGACAATATCTATGCGGTTAATAACCCCCGTCTAGCGGCAAATGAAAAAGTCCATATGGATGATCTGCTGGTAATGCGTCCCAATGGCGTGATCAGGACTGAGGGAGAAGGAAACCCAGGGCAACATCTATTCCCGGTAGAGATTCCATATATCGGAGACAAAGCGCTACAGGTTCTTCAGTATTGGGACCAGGCAAGAGCACAGTCTACAGGCACTCTGTTAGCTTCTCAGGGGCTTGATGCAGATAGCCTAGGCAAAGAGACAGCTACACGGTTTGAAGGCGTACAGGATGCATCAGAGGCTAAGATAGAACTGGTGGCTCGTACTCTGGCAGAGACGGGATTCAGGGATCTATTCCAAGGTATTGCATGGTTAGACGCTAATTTCCAAGACTCTGAAACAGAGATCGAGGTATTGGGAGAAGAGTTATCTGTTAATCCGTCTGATTGGAGGTTTAAGCACTCTCTTGTATCCAACGTAGGCTTGGGTATTGGTGACAATGAAAAGCTGCTACAGACGATGACAGGCTTTCTCCAGATACACCAGCAGCTACAAGCAGCGGGGTCTCCCCTTACCGATCAGCAGAAGCAATATAATATTCTAAATCGGATCGTTAAGGGTGCAGGACTAGCGGATACAGCAGAGTTTTACAATAACCCTGAGCGACCAGAAGAGTTAATCCAGGCGGAGAACGACATTCTTAACAACGCTGTTCAACAGCTTCAGCAGCAGCTTCAAACAATGGCCAACCCACTAGCAGAGGCTGAACAAATAAGGGCGCAGGCTAAGCTGATAGAGGCCCAGGCCAAACAACAGACAGATGCCGCGAAGATTCAATCAGATAACCAGCAATTTGTGATGACAATGGAGCAGAAAATAGACGAATCAAATAAGCAATTGGCTCTCAAGTTAACTGAACTGGAACAGAAGTTTAATGTTCAGCTAAATCAGGATTTCGCACAAAATGAGGTTACGACTCAGTGAATGATCACGAAGAGCAGCTAAAAGAAGAATCAAAATTCGCCCAAATGGGAATGCAAGTTGTCAATAACGAAGCCTATAAGACAGCATTTAATGTCCGTCGAGCACAGATATTCGAAGTGTTTTGCAAGACCAATAAAGACCAGTCGGATATCAGGGAAGAGGCATGGCGAACTATGAAAAACCTTGACAGTCTCGATGCCTTCTTTAAAGAAGCGTTAACAACTGGTAAAATGGCAGATATGACACTAGAACAACTGGAGAAATCCAATCAAACAGGAATTAAATAATGGCAACAGATAATCCAGTATTGGAACCTGCTGACGTTTTTTATGGAACGACTGAAGCAACGGAGCCTAAAGAGCCAACCGAAACTGAAGCCGTTACGAATGGCGATGATCAAGATGCCGAAGGGGAAACCCTTGAAACTGATCAGCCGGGTGAGTCTGAAGAAGAAAATCAAGACGAATCCGAAGAGACAGTAAGCGAAGACGAATCAGAAGCTGAAGAAGACGGAGATCAGGAGCTTGTTTACCTCGATTTAGACGGTGAAGAAGTAGACCTGAACGATGTTCGGAAGTGGCGTGATGGTGGTCTGATGCAATCTGACTACACGCGGAAAACCCAGGAGTTAGCAGAGGAACGGAAGGGGGTAAAAGCCCAGGCCGAAGAGAATGCGAAGCTACATACAACTTTGTCCGATTTACAAGCGGAATTGCAAGCCCTTGTTGGAGAAGATGAGGCGGTAGATTGGGAGGATCTGCGGGAAATTGATCCAGAGGAATATATCGCAAAGAAAGAGAAGGCGGATAAACGCAAAGCTGCAGTTGAAAAGCTGAAAGGGCAAGCGAGTCAGCCGACTATTTCGCAAGACGAATTGATCGAAGAACAGAAAGCGCTTTACGCTGCTAATCCTACTTGGCTTAACGAGAAAGGAGAGCGCACTAAGGCAATGGAGACTGATTCGAAACGTCTTGAATCGTACTGGCAGACCAACGGGTTCACATCCGAAGAAGTAACTGGAATGTACAGGGCGCGATATATTGAAACATGCTTGAAAGCGGCTAAATATGATGACCTTCAAGAGAAGTCGAAGGTATTTTCTAAGAAGGCCAAGAAAGCAACTCTGGTGACTAAACCTAAATCACAGGCGCGGAAATTAAAAACGAAACCGAAAGCGCTTGAGGATGTATTTTATAATTCGTAACGGAGTTTAAAACATGGCTACTCTTAGCACGACTGTACTTACCTTGCAGGATTGGGCGAAACGCCTAGACCCTGATGGTAAGACAGCAAAAACCGTTGAGATTCTGTCTCAATCCAACGAAATCCTGGAAGATATGCTTTTTAAAGAGGGTAATCTACCAACCGGAGAGCAGGCAACGATTCGAACAGGTCTACCTACTGTCGTTTATCGACTGATGAACCAAGGTGTACCGAAGTCTAAATCAACCACTGCTCAAATCACCGAGAACGCGGCTACTCTTGAAGGTCGTTCTGAAGTTGATAAGGATGTTGCAGAGCTTAACGGAAACGTGAATGCATTCCGCATGGATGAAGGTATCGCGTTTGTTGAGGCCATGTCTCAGCAGATGGCAGAGACCCTTATTTATGGCTCCGGGGCAAATCCTGAAGAGTTCGTAGGCTTTGCTAACCGATATAGCGACCTTGGCGCAGCTAACGGACAGAACATCCTGGATGCAGGCGGTACTGGCTCAGACAACAGCTCGATTTGGCTGGTTGGTTGGGGTCAGCGCACTGTACACGGGATTTTCCCTAAAGGCTCTAAAGCCGGTATGACCCATGAAGATTTGGGCGTTCAAGATGCGTTCGATAGTAATAACGATCGCTTCCGGGCTTATATGGACCATTGGCAGTGGCGTAACGGCCTGGTCGTGAAAGACTGGCGCTATACCGTTCGTATTGCCAACATCGACATCTCTGATTTGGTATCGCAAACTGGTACTCAAGAGGCAACTGACGCAACCGCCATCATTAAGATGATGTCTCGTGCAATCGACCGCCTTCCTTCGCTGACCAATATTAATCCATCGTTCTATGTTAACCGTACTGTAGCATCTCATCTAAGGGTTGTTGCCCTCGATAAGTCTTCCAGTGCTGTGACTGTAGAACCTGCGCTTAACCAGTTCGGTGACAACATTTTCTCTTTGCGCTTCCTCGGTATTCCGGTTCGTCTTGTGGACCGTTTGACCGAAGCTGAAGCTCAAGTAACTTAATCGGAGAATTATCATGTATCTCGATTCACAATTGCTTTTCTCCGACGCTCAAGCTGTAACGGCTACTGCAGTTGGTACAAACGTGCTCGATCTTTCACAAGATCGGTCTATTGGTAATGGCGAGCCTATGGC